GTCACTGCATAACCATCTTCAACTATTTCAACCTCTTGATTCAACATCTTGTCTACACTTACCTCAGTATTAGATTCTAATGCCATAGTCTCTGGTGAAATATTATACTGCATGATAAGATGTGGATACAAACTATTCAAATCAAAAGACATCACCCAATCATGTAACCCTGTCTGTGGGTCTTTAACATAGGCTCCTTCATATCTCTCTGCCTGTGACACAACCTTTCGTGACGGTACTACTATATTCATCTCCTTTAGAAAGTTATAGATTGTCACATCCCACATACGCACTTGAGAAAATACATCTGTATAGTTAGCCTTCGCTTCATATGCCATAGTCAATGCTAACTCAATCAGTTTCATCTTATCTTCTAACGCATCAACAATTTCTACGTCTTTGATGTTGTAATCAATGAATGACTGCCAATCATTAGTATACCATTCACGGAATGTTTCATATGGGTTCTCATCTTTAGCTAAACCCAACTCAACACTTGCGATATAACCTAACGTATACGACTCTCGGTTTGTATATGTAAACTTACGATACAAGTCCAAATAATCTAATGACGATATCCCAAACAGATTATATTTCTGTTGCTCTCTACCAAATGTCTTGACAGATTCAGCTCTCACTATACCCCACGGTGAAAGCTTCTTTACTTCATCTTCACCTAGCAGTCTTGTTATACGATTGCATAGATATGGGATATCAAAAAACTGTGTGTTCCAACCTGTTACCACATCTGGTTCTATGTGGGACCAAAACTTTAGAAACTTTTTGAATAAATCAATCTCATTCTCACACTGTATATAGGTAACATCATCTCTTTTGTTTTCATACACACTCGTACCCCATATACGAATAGCTTTGTTAGAATGATTCTTAACTGCAATAGACAACAGAGGTTCCTCTGCTTCTTGTACATTAGGAAAACCATGCTCGCAAGCTACTTCTATATCTAGAGTGATGATTAGAATTTTATTGATATCCCAGTTGACTATATCGGGATACCTATCCGCAAGATAAACATATGAGAATCGCTCAAGACCATAGATTAGATTTGATTGGTCTTTATAATGCTCTAGGAACTCACGGCCTGCGTTGACATCTTCAAGTTGCACTGAGGCAACTTTCGTTCCTGTTAAAGTTTTCCATTTGGATTCTTTATCAGTCGGAACAAAAAACGTAGGCTTCCACTTTATCTTACGCTTGACTCGTTTATCATTTTCTATTGATCGGACAAGAAGCTGACTACCTCGCTGAATTACATTTATATAAAAATCACTCATTAAGTAAAGCCGATGTGCTTACTTTGGGTACAACAATACCTGAACCAAATACTTGATTATAGTTATTTACTATATCTTGAGCAGGTTCTGTTAATAAAAGAACCCAATCGCCAGGCACATCAAATCTTTTTTCGGAGCTAAAAGGCATCCAAGGAGCCAATCCAACCTGCACTTGGTTACCTCGGCCGTCACTCATCGGCATCAGCATCGCTGGATTTTCTATAGTTATATTTTGTCCTATCTTTCCTAATACAACATCTCCAACAATATCTTCACCCGACTTCAATCTCAATAATTTTACTGCCATAATATATTACTCCACTCTTTTCTTACCAATATTATATTTGGTCTCCAAAATCCATTCATCCTTTTCTTTAAAGGACAAAACCTTTATCTGTGACAACGGTGCTCTCGGTTCGTTGTTACCTAAAATATTTACTAGTTCCCAATCTGCTAACAATCCTGCAATAGTATTCCTTCTCTCTAAATCATTTAATGATATGTTCGTAGGTTTACCATCTAAAGCAAACAACTCTTTAAAATGTACAATAAAATAACGACCTTGTTTGTGTAGGATATGACAAGATTGGTATAACTTTCTCTCCTTACGAGAGGCAACTCCTATGCGGGATAATGTTTCACGAACTTTTAAAAAATCATCAGCCTCATTCAACGTCACCTCGAGCATCAAGTCTGGAGTCCACTCCAACTCTTCCATATTTACCACCTCGATTTATTATTCTTTTAATATATTCAATTTTTTCATCATCTAGTATATCAATCGCCTGTCTGGCTTTCTCATTATTATAACCATAGTATTCTTTAACATACTCAAGATTTTTAATCTTACTAGACCGTAACCACTTACTAAATCGCTTCTTCGATCTTATACTATTTAGAAAAAACTGAAACTGTAGACGTTTATCGAGGTGATGTAGTCTATTCATTTCATTTACATACAAAAGTGTATCTGGAAAAGCCGACAATGCCTTGTTTACTATATACGCGGGATACTTCTTCTCCCAGAACTCATCTTCACCCGCCATCAAATCAACCTTCTCATGGTTAATCGCATTAAGATAATGTTTCAATTGATATGGCGGTTCATTTTTCTTCATAATCGTCCAGGGTCACTCCTTTCTTCTATAGGAATTCCCACAGTGTCTCCATAATTATACACTATAATGCCCCTCTGTGTCAAGTCTTTCGTCTGTTTTGTTTTTCTAAACGGATCAAATATAGCACTACCATAATTGAAATCAAAATCAGCAAATCTCTTATGATCATGCATCACATAGGTTAGAGGTTGAGCAACATCTTTTGGATGGCCATCATAAAAAACTTGTCTAGAATGTGCCTCTATAAAAGATCCCAGTAGTATGGCTGGCGATCCTGTTTCTTGATCTACTCCAGGTTTAAATGCCTTACCTAGAATACATACATCGTGTCCTAAGCTTATAATTTTTTTCGCCATTAGCTCTGCTTGTTTTTCTCTCGCTGTCATAATAGCATCAAATAAATCATAACCCAAATCTAATCTCTCGGCCAAACTTCTTAATGCAATGTTATCTCTAGGATGACAAGCACCTCCATCACCCAAACCTGCACTCATGTAACCTTGACCCATAATTCTTTTAGTTGATTTCTTGAGTGCATCAGTCACTACATCTACATTCATGTGACCTATACCTTCTGCCACATCCGCAATCATATTTACTAATGTTATTTTAGTTGAGATGAAAGTGTTATAGAAAATCTTAATCGCTTCAGCTTCTTCCCATGTTCCAAATTCATATCTAATATTTGAAGGAACAAACGCATCATAAAAATTCTTAAGCAACGTAACATCTTTATCCCAACAACCGGACTCTGTACCTATGATCATCATTTCAGGATAAACCATATCATACTTCACACTTCCTTGAGAAATAAGATAAGGATTATAAATGAATCTTCCATTCTTTATTAACGGAGCAATCTCTCGTCTAACGGTTCCAGGTAACACAGTGGAGATTAAAACTATCAATGTAGAACTGTCTACGAATTTATCAATAGCAGAGATAGCTGAGGTTAGTATTCTATAATCAAAATCTTTTGGTGGTAAATGACTCGTAGGATAACGACCATCATAATCGGGATGGTGTGGAGTAGGTAGAGCTACAAATATAATATCTCTATCTTCACAGGCCTGCCTTAAAGTATCAGCCATAGTTATTGTAGTATAAACCCCTGCGATATCATACCCAATTACATCGTAATGCTCTGCCATAACTTCAGCAGCATCTTTACCAAGTTTTCCAACTCCAACAAATCCTACTTTCATATCCGACTCTCCTCTCCGAGACCACCAACAAATTGATTTATAAGAAATTCTTTATCTACATTTAATAGAGCATCTAATGGTTTTTTTAATTCGTTTTGCATATAATTAAATACCCGCGGGTCTACACTAGCTCCAAAAATTATAGAAGAAATATGTGTGTAACCATTTTCTAATGCTACTCTATATCTGTTATTTCCTGTTTGTATTATATATGGAATATAACTCCAAAAAGTTTTACCTGCTCCAACATATTTTGCCCAATGCGGATTCTGTGTGCTAACTAAAATTAAAGGATTAATCATTCCATCTCTTGGGATACTTTCATGCAACTTTTCTAAAAGGTGAGCATTTTGTTTTTTATTCATACTCAACCATGTTTCAGATTCATGAGTTGCATCTCCTCGTTGCATTTTCTTCACTGATAAATATTCAAATCTTGCTACAGATGAAAGATAACCAAAACGAATAAAATCATCCCGATTCCAACGTAAAAAATGTTCGTCCCTATGAGACTTTAATACTTTCATTCATAGTGTAGAGCACGAAAATAATCCATTACCGTGTGGATGTATCTGCCAATTCCTCTTAAACGGACCCATCTCATAAGTCATTTCTGTTATGTTAAAACCATTCTTAAAAAATTTATCTTCCCACCACTCTAAATCTTCTCTAATTATATGTGTGGCATCATTTTCATAAGCTTCAATATAATATTTGGTGCCGTCTCCTAACGGTACCATAGCCATTAAGTGTTCAGTACTACCTGCTAAGATTTGTAGTTGTTCATCTATCTTTTCATATGGAAGATGCTCTAATATATCTTTACACAACACCCAATCATATGGTCCATACATAAGTGTGATATCTTCAAAAGGTTTTATCAAACTCACATATCCATTAACCTCTCTTGGACATTGAGGTCCTCTTCTTGGATACCACAATATTTTACTAGGTGATGACACAACGGTAAAGTAAGTTCTGGTAACCAACGGTAGTTGGTATACAAGGACTTACCGGTCATCGGACCTTGTTCAAAATACTCCTTATCAAATACATTACAATCATACATCACACAAACTCCTCATGCATCAACGGCGAACTAAACTCATCAAATCTACTCACCTTATCTTCTATAAACCCCTTCAACATATTCACATTATCTGTGAACACACAACCAGTACACTGTTCTGCTATACAAAATCTTTGCGGTATCTTCTTGTCCATATAATCTAGTATGTCACCAGGAGCACACAAAGAATATTTTTGCATAAACTTTGTGTTCTGGTCGTTCAATACTACACTGTCACACGGGAACACTGAACCAGGCTCACCTGTTTCCCAATGTACCTCCTCTGACAAGTACGGTCTGAAATATGACTGGTGACAAATCTTACTATCTGGTGCACCATGTATTTTAAACTGATGGAAAAATCTTGGGTCATCAAGAACCTTAATTAAATGTTCTACCTTTTCATGTCTTTTTAATAATTGGTCTTGTGGTAATAAACAGTTGGGTAACAACCGTACATATTTGGCTCCAATCTTTGTTGCTATTTTAGATACCATACGCATTGTATCCATATCATAATCTTCATCATAACAAAACGATGAACTAATCTTCATCATAACAAAACGATGAACCTACAACTGTATCTCCATTAAAATGTTCGGTAGGTAAATTGATCTTCAACTCCCACAACGGAAACACATTAATAGACACTCGTACCCACTCTAACATATTCCATATGTCTGGATTTATTCGTCTAGTGAGTGTACCATTAGTTATCAAAGCAACAGACAAATCCTGTGCCTTGAGCCATCGTATCAATTCGTTGATATGTTTATAAGATGTAGGTTCTCCACCACCTGTTAGTATCGCTGCCTTTAATCCTCTAGTCTTTAACTTTGTAACGTAATCTTTTATCACGTCCATCTCTATACGAGAATGTGTATCTCTGTATGTCACAGAACAATATGCACACGTTAGATTACAAGCACCTTCTGGTGAAATATGTGTAGAGATAACCGTGTTAGGATTACCGTTCTTATAATTGTTCATTTGTTCTGGATGTCTCCAGAACTTTATTCCTGTTGAAGTATACT